AAGGACAACCAGCTAATACGCATGGCTCTATTAAGTCTTTAGGAAAAGTTGCAAAATGTGCGCCTTTAAATGGTTTAGTGGTAATAGTCCAAACAGATCTTTTATTTTTTTTTGGAGCTACAGGTTTTTCATTTAGAGTTTCTCTTGTATGTTTGCCACCAATTTTATCATCTGCTAATTCACTACTATATTTTTTGCCTTTGGGTATTTTTCCTGCTCTAACAGCATCTTCTTTTATAGCTTCATTATCAAAATAATACTTAGGACTTTTACTTAATAAAAATATATATTCATGTGCCTTTGTGCATCTATCTTTAACACTTTCAGGCATTGGGTTAGGTTTATGCCAGATAATATCTTGTCTTAAATACCAACCATCTTGTTGTAAGGCTAGTGCAACTCTCCAAGGTATACCAATTAAATCTTTTGGTTTTATTCCTTTACTTGGTTTTGGTCTTGTTACTCCATAATCTTTATCTCCTCGTAGAGATTGATTAGTTGTTGTAGTTCTTCCGCCACTTGAATAACTATCGCCAAGATTTAGCCAAACAGTTCCGTCATCTCGCAATACTCGTTTTACTTCTCTAAATACTTTAACCAAGTTATCAACAAATTCTTCTGGTGTTTCTTCTAATCCTAATTGACTATCTTTCCTAACTGCACCACACTTAGGACATTCTTTTTTATAAATAGCATCTCCAACGACACTTCCTTTTTCAAACATGGCTTTATGGCCTGTTGATGTATCTTTACTTATTTTTGTAGTTCTCATGTGGGGGCAATCAGGATCGCCACCAATCCATTCAGCAGTTCCATAATCCCTTAATCCCCAATAAGGTGGTGAAGTAATACAAGTGTTAATAGATTTATCATCTAATTTTTGTAATGTTTCTATGCAGTTTCCTTGTAGTATTTGTATTTTCATTTTTCACTCCTTTTAAAATTGGTCATATAAATTCAATGGGTTTTGTAATTCTTCTAATGGCTCTAACACTCCGTCTTTCCTAAATAATGTCTTGGTAGTGTAGTCAACATTACCAGAATTAGATTTGACTAAGGCCGCTTTTACCACACTCATACGCTCGTATGTTACTCTCTGTTCCTCGCATATCCTTTCACAATCCTCCACGCTCGCAAGCCACATAGCAATCGCCCAACGCACGCTGTCAGTAATACTACTTGCACCACGAATCTCGGCTCTATGGCTCATAGCATCATCACTATCATTAGCTAACGCACCTTTATTAAGATGATGAATCGTAAGCGTTGCACAACCAAGACGAGCTGATATGTTAGCGCAATAACTACCCCAGAGTTGGCCAGCTTCATTACTGCTTGATACATTACCTGTGGTAAATGCTTGTAATGGGTCGAAACATACTAACTTTAAATCTGGTATAGCTTTTAATTCTTCTACTAACTCTTGTGCTATAGGGGTTATGCCTTCTTCTCTTAATAAAATCATCGGCTCTTTTTGTTCTGGAACAGGAAATACATAGACTTCATAAGAGGAGTTAAATCGCTTACCCTTAGGGTCGAGCAAGTCTAATCGCCTATGTATTTCCATTAGATCATCTTCCGCGCAGAATATGACACTATTACCACGCTCTACAATATCTTTTCCCCACCATCTACCGCCACAACAAATTGCAAGTGCAAGTTGTATGACACTTAATGATTTACCTACGCCACCAACTGCGGCAAGAATACCTGGTTTACCAATAGGAATAAGTCCGTCAACCAAAAACTTTTGTGGTTCTGGTTTACCTATAAGATTACGAATTGCATATTTTTGTATGCCTAGTTTATGTTCTATTAGTTCAGCCTTTACTTTTTCTAAACCATGTCGTAAATATAAATCGTTAAAGTCTCCGTGTTCACTCGGCAAACGCACGCATGAATTAATTACCGCCTGCACGCACTCCTGCGCCTTCTTCTCTCCGACTCCACTCTCATCATTATCAAGTGCAACAACAATTCTAGCACCTGAAAGCTTGCGTATTTGAAGGGCTACTGCCATGACGAAATTGGCAGAAAATACGCAAGCTACAGGAATCTGGGTAGCTTCATAAATAGTTGCAGAAGTTGAATAACCCTCTGCTAATATAATTTTATCTAATTTGGGAATGTCTTTTATGTCTGCACCAATGAGAAATATGTTGCCTTTTATTTCTGAATCAGAAGCAAATCTTTTATCACCATTTTTACTAATAAACTGTAGAGAACGAATGTTTCCTGTTGTAGAATACACACCGCAAACCAACATATCCTGGTATTGCTTTAAACCATAATTTTTAACCTTTTTATTTGTGAGATACTCATGTTCAACAACATTCGGATAAGACTTGAACCAGCGTTCAACTTTTTTGGCCACTTCGTTATGCCTTTGTTTTTTAGTTTTATCAGCCCTTTGCTTAGCCTCTTGCAGTTGACGTTGTAAATCTTCTCTTTGTTGGGGTGTCATAGCTTGATGATTGACACTTGACCATTTGCCTTCAAAACCTGTTTTCCAATTACCAAAGGTTGAAAAGTAATTACCGTTTACTTCATTGACTACATAATAGCCAGACTTTTGGTTAGTATCAGCTTTAGTACCAGCAATATCAGTAACTGGTACTCTTACTATTTCTCCTGTTATTTGTAAATGATCGATACGCAAACCTTGTGCTTGCATTTCATTTATTAAGTCGCTTAAATCTTTTGGTTTATTTTGTTCTAAATTATTTCCTTCTGGAAAGTATTTCGTCAGATCCATGTTTTGCCCTTTCATCGTCTTGTTGAGCTACAGCGTTAGCCCAGTTTAAATATTCTCTTACTATAGAAGTAAACACCCTTTTTCTTTTATCCCTATCCCATTTATGTAATGGTTGATTATTTTCCTCTCTTGATAGTTCTAAATAAACTTCTTTGGTTTGTGCTATGGAGTATTCAACACCTTCGTCATTGAGCTGTGCTTTGTTTGGTAATCGCTTACCTTCTCCAATCTTTTTTAAATGATCCATACTACACGCACCTAACCAATAGTCTCCGTCTTTATGAAGTAGTGGCCCAGCTGGTGCTTTACAATATGCACACAGCGTGGGCTTGTTATTACCATTAAACTTAAAATGGTGTATCGTCATCATCAACAGTAGTTGTACCCATTGCTGCTAAATCTGAATCAGACGGACCAGTTTTAATATTGTCATCAACGGCTTCTGCTTTTTTATCGGTAGCTTGCCAAGTTCTACCCCAATCTTCATTAATCTTTAGATAACCGTTTTCATCTTTGACTAATTCAGCTGAGACACTTTTACCCATAAATTCAGTTGCAGTATTTTTTGGTGCTTCTTTAATACCCATAGCTTGTGCCATAAGCATCATTGATTTAACACCACTTTGAACATACTTCTCATTATCGTGTCCTACAGTAAAGGTATGATTTAACCTTATACCAGTACCGTCAATTTCAAAGTACATCTTACAACCACGCCAACCGTTTCTACCTTCTACTAAATCTTCATCTTCGCCTTGCCAATGTAGAACGTGTCTACCTGGCTCAACAACCGACTTACCTTCATTAGAGGTATCTACATTAAAATTACTTAAATCCATTTTTTACTCCTATTTAGATTAACCTGGATCGTAAGAAGAATAAGTATTTAGATACTCATTCAAGTCCTCACAATCCTTTTTTAAATCAGCAAGCCTATCGTAGGTTTCAACTGGATAAGACTCAGCTTCAAAATCAACTTTGGTTAATAATGAATCAAGTCTTGCAGTTATCCTGTCAAGGTCTCGCTGTACCACGTCTATATCAGATAAGATACTCACTTCAACATTTCCTCACGGATTGTATTCCAATCCATTGGTAATTCGTCTGGTAAGTTATATCTGTTCTTTGCAAGAAAAGCTGGGTCGTTGTTGGTGTAGATGATTCTATCACCAGACACAGTTTTAGTAGTCATACCACTCTTACCTTGCACCTTAATAGTTCCTAACTTCTTAGCTGCAAAAAAGCACGCATCAGAATGTTCCAACAATAATGCTGAAGCTTTCTTATGAAGTTTAAGAGAATATCTATCGTAAGCTTCGATTCGTGGATCTTCCACTTTTCTAACTTCACTATGACATATCTGGAATATCATCATTCCTTTATCTCTTAGTCTATTAAGTTTTTCTACATATTCACCCCAATATCGAAGTGTCTCTGCATAACCTTTACCATAGCTAGGTTGATCTATTGATTTCCAGCTATTATCTTCACAAACTTTATCCCAAAGTAATCGTTCAAACCAATCTAATGAATCAACACAAACAGTTTTATATTCATGTTTCTCATTATAAAGTTCATCTAAATTATTCATTACATCAGAATATGTTTTACATGGTATATGATCCATTTGAATCTTACCCAAACCATCTTCAACGTCTAACATAATTGGGTTTCTAGTTTGTGATGCTAAATAAGTTTTACCAACAGCAGCTTCACCATGAACAATAATTCTTGGTGGTTTCTGTTTGGTCTTTTTTCGTATATCAGCTAGACTCATTTAGACACCTCAATCTTTTTTTCATCTTCTGGCTCTAATATGTTTTTCATACGAGCCTCGTAAGATGAAAGTAAAGTATTTAAGTCATCTATATCGTTGTTAGCTTTAATAATAAACTCATCTCTGATTTGTCTTTTATCTTGCCAACGGATATATAATTGCTTTGCTTCATCTGGCATATCATTAACTTTATGTTCCTTGCCATCATCAGCAAACTTAACTGTTGGTTCATCAACAGCTTTATCTTTTTCACTCATTAGTTTCTCCTTTATTATATTGTTTATATAAATCGCAGATGCTTCTTGCGTTACAAAAGCGACAATGATCCCCATAAACAAATACAGGGTTTTCCTCCAAGCACGCATCCACACGCGGCTTTAAGAAATCGTAGGCCCAATCCACCAAAAACTCTGCGGTGGTAGTCCATGTCTTGATAGGTCCGCCACCCCATGTTGCGCGAGGTTGGACTATTGTAATCTCTACTTCAGTATCTTCATTACCATAACGAGATAATGCACCTATTGCATATATCATGGCTTGTTTGTTGTGTTCTGGACTAACAGGATATTTACCTGTCTTTAAATCTATCACGCACATTTTATGTGGAGTGATTATTAATGCATCTGCATAACCGTATAAATCTTCTGATATTTCTTGGCATCTAACTTTTTGTTCTACTAATAGTTTGCCGTTTAATCTTTTTGCTCTGTCTTGCACATATTCAACATAAATCTTTGCACAATCAATCATGTCTTGGTCGACTTCTATTTCAAAATCTTCTACATATTCTTTTTTACCAAGCCAATAATCTTCAAGTGTCACATCAACCAAGAATCCCTTTAAGAGTTGTTCTGTCATGTTGTGTATTAATGTACCAACAGCGGCTGGTAAACCAACTTGATAATCTACCTTGGCTGCCAATGTTGGCATACCAGGGCAATTAGTCCATTTTTCCGCTGCTGATGGGCTAAGTTTGGCGTGCTTCATGTGATACCCTTGCTTCTTCCTCTGCTCTTATGATTTCGTCAATATCATATAAAATTTTACCGTTAAGGTTTAGATAGTCTGGCCCAATCTTCTTTGCGCGCCATCCCTCTATCGTTCTTGGAGATCTACTCCACCTTTGAGCGAGTTGTTTAGTATCAAGAAAAGTTTTTTCTTTTTCCATTTAATCTCCCTTTTTGTTTTGATTTGTTATAATATAATCGTAAATGTACTTGAATACAACAGTTAATTTAAAAAAAGGAGTAGAAATATGTCGATAGACGATATAAAAAAAGAAGAATGGGATCGAGTTCGTAAAGACGGACAGGATAATGTAACTGATATAAAACCAGATATGGTTAATAAACCAGCACATTACCAAGGAAAGATAGAGTGCATAGAACTAATCAGGGATAGAGTTGGTTCTAAAGGATATGCAGCTTATTTAGAAGGTAACATCTGGAAGTATTTATATAGACATAAGAATAAAGAAGAGAACATACAAGACTTAAAAAAATGTCAATGGTATTTAAACGAGTTAGTTAAATATTACGAGGAGTTGTAGGGATTTACCAAGGAGGTAAACATGAACTTATATGAGTTTGATGATCGAATCTTAAAAGAAAGAAACGGAAGAAAACCTATATATGTAAACAAACACCTTGCAGAAAGATTTAAAAACTTCTGTAAGAGTGAGCAGAAAGACCCACATGAAGTGGCTGAATATCTAATATCATTAGGTATGAATTCTGCTAAATACTATGAAGAACCTAAGGTGTCTGTTGACATCGAAGCTCTTTAAATAGGTTTTTTACATTAGTTAGCGAGTCCATCGCTTGCATCTCTTCGTCTTTAATGGTTATCTGTTTTTTTCCGTCTGCAAAAGTAAAGACAACTTTCTGTGGACCTAAAGCAACCAAAGCATAAACATCTATTGCATTTTTTTCGTATTGCCTACTTTTAGCAAAAGCACCGCGCCTAAAATCAAACTGCCATGACACTCTATGTGTTTGTATCCTAGATTGTGTTTTAACTTGGCACTTATATAGCTTATGGTCAACGTCAAAGATTATGTCTGCTTCTGCGCTATGTGGAACGATAACCACAGTATCAGCATATAAAGAAAGTAGCGAGGCTACTAAGTACTCTCCAGATCGGCCAACTCTTTCCGATTGGCGTGGCATGAGGTTATTGGGTCGTTGGTTGTAGTATAAAAGGCGACTGTTCTTGTCTTTCTGCTATTGGTGCAACTGTGTCTATAATACCTACTGTTCTTATTATAGCTGATTTTGATTTTGGGTTTGTTCTTCCCAGCTCTACCAATAATCTTGTAGATTCTGGATTTGCAATTACTCTACCTAAAACATCAAACGCGTTGCCAGCTTTTAATTCACTATATTTTGTTGATAATCTTACTGCTGGATTAAAAGTTTTTGCCATGGCTATATCTCTTGCTATAGTTTGTGCTGCCAAGCCTTGTACATCAAAACCTGGTTTATTTATATTGCTTATAGAACCCATCCTACTAAAAATATCTAACATATTTTCAAAACCTACTTTAAATAAAGTTTTGTCTTTTCCTGTTAAACCATGTGCGTCTGCAACATTATCTATTACAGCTAAAAAATTTTTTCTTGCCTCTGGTGTTGGTGCGATAGCTTTAGATATACTAAAACCCTGAGTTAAATCAACGTTTTGTTTTTTTAACTGCATACCTTTATTAATAGCATTTCTTAAATATATGTTTCCTATTTCTATTACTGCCTCTGGATTATTTTCTTTTAAAATTTTTAAAGTGGTATTTATATCCTTAACGGTTGCTGTTTCAGGATTAAATATAAGTTTTTTGACAGTTCCTAAACTTATATTTTTTTTCGATAAAGGTAATATATTTTTTTCAACAACATTTACTAAATCTTTAGACAGCTCTTCATATTTTTGATTTGCCAACTTGTAATTTGGATTGGTATTCATTTGCAAATTAAGCTCATCAAGAACACCAGTTTGGTCTTGATTAAATAATTTGTTACGCAAGTCCTTTTCTATAAATCTTTCACCATTAACCACAATGTCTTTATTTGAGTTATTTACCGCATCTCTATATTGCTTAAATGTGCTGTCAAGTTTATTTATACCTGTAACAGGTATAATTACTTTTTCTTTTTGTCCTTTTACTTTAACTTCTTTTTCAACTAGCTGTTTTCTAATTTGTAAAAGTTTTGCTCTGTTAGGACTATTAGGTGCTGTTTGTGTTCTTATAACATCATCAATATTATTAATAACCCTTAAAACTTGTTCAGGATTTAAAACTGCATCATTTGAAACTCCATAACCAGCTTTAAAAGACTCTGATGTTCTTGTTATTTTTGCTTGTTTTATAACGTCTGAAGCTGTGTCTTTTATTAGTTCGAAAACTTTTCTTTGACTTTCAGGTACATCTGCAATTTTGCTGGCTTGTTTTTCTGATAAATTTAAAACTTCTTTTGGTCTATTTTTAATAGCTTCATAAATATAAGCAGATCCTTGGTCTGTTTTTAAAATATCTTCAACTAATTGTGTAACCATTTTATCATCAAGGGTTTCACCTGGTAATAATTTAATTCCAGCAACTCTTGCAGCTTCTTCTAAATCTATAGCGTCTTGTATTTGTTTTGGTTCAAGTCCTGCGGTAGCTCTTTCTGCTAAAGTAGCAGCTTTTGATGGACCTGCCAAAAAACCACCTGCAATCATTGATGGTATAGTTACCGCTGTAGCAGCACCTGGACTATCTGTAAGTTGTTCAACAGTTTCATAAACAGCTCCGCCGCCAGCACCTAAACCAACACCAGTTTTTGCTGCTGCTTTGGTTTTAGCCAAAAAACCTGGTGCGGCAAACTCAGGAACTGTTTGTAAATATCCTCCTGTGGTTGTTTGCGGTTGATATCTACCAAGTGGTTCTAAAAAAGGCATTAAAGCCTCTACACCTGTTCTAATATCTTTTGATGTAGGCAATATTTGTTTAGGTTCAGCACCAGGAACTATTGGTTTAGTCATAGATTCTGGAAGTACCTTTTTTCCTGCTAACATCAACAATTGTTCAATATCTCCAGCTATTCCAGGCACCATAGTCGTACCTCTATAAATACCAGATGCTAAAGACATTCCAATATCTTTTGCCTTTTCTTTTCTTGTAAGTGGTGGTTTTACTTCTTGCCCATAACCAGCTAATTCATAAAACTTTTGTTTAGGTAAATCAGAATAAGACTCTGTATATATTAAATCTAAAATTTCTTTATCTGTCAGGTCTTTGTAGTCTATATTCTGTTTCCTGACTTCATCTACATTTATAGCCATTTTATGTTCCTTTTCTTAAACCAAACGGATCAGGTAATAAATCTTCTTTCTTTAAAGGATTAATGTATGGATTAAATGGTGTAGCTTCTTTTAAAGCATTTAATTGTAAAAGTTGTCTACCAAAATATGATGCTTCACTTTCTGGAGAGTTTTCTTTTAAATACTGTAAAGTTCTAATTCTACTATCTACTGCATTACTAATTTCTCCCCCAAGTCTGTTGTAAACACTTTCTATTACTGCAATTTTACCTTGTTTACCAACACCGCCAGAAACTATTTGTAAAGCATTTTCATAGTCTTTGTCAGAAAGACCTCTTCCTTCTTGTCCTCTTGCTGCTGCAAATAAATATGCTAAGTCTCTAACTTGCGATTCATTTACACCAAACTGGTTTGCTACATTTTCAAGTCTTTGTGTAAAATCAGTACCTTCTAAAGTAGTATAAGAATCTTTAGCAACTGCATCATTATAGAAAGATTTTGTATCACCACTTGCTAAGTTTAAAAATCCTTTTGTATTTTGTATTAGGCTAGTAGCGAATTTTGCACCAGCACCCACACCAGTTAATGCGGCTTCATCCATTTTTTGAAGCTCATTAGTATAATTTTGTAAATTTTGTTGCAAAATAGATGTAGCTTGCCATTTATCAGCAAAAGGCTTGTTTTCCCCACTAAAGACTTCTGGTTTTGGAGCTTTTGGAGCTTCTGTTCCTGTTGGTATATTAACTATTGTGCTGCCTGCTGCATATAAGCCAGATTTTTGGCCTTCAACAAATTCATCATATGTTGCCAAGCCTGCTCTTTCATTATTTGGTCCAACTACTTGAAAAATTTTGGGTGCAGTTGTTTTTAGTAATTTATTCTCATATATTTTTATATTTCTTTTATCTGTTTCAGTTAATTGATCTATAGGTATACTTTTTAACCTATTAAGCTCTGCAATATTTCTTTCAAACTCTGTATCGCCTGATTTATCTTCTGGTATTTGAATACCAGGTAAAACTCTTTCAAAAGAACCGTCTGGATTTACATAATAGTTATAACCATCCGCTCCTTTTATTATCTTTCTTTCAACGCTAGTACCAGCAGCAAGACTAGGATCTAAACCAAGATCTTGTAGCTTCATCATGTCTGCATACTGTGGGTTCTCTAACACAAATTGTCGTCTAGCCCTTTCTTGCTCTGCCTTTTGTGTTTGTTCTTCAGCTAAAGCTATTCTTCTAGGATCACCAGATAATATAGCAGATGACCTGCCTAAACTTCTTTCTAAAGCAGCCAACCCAGCTTGTCTACGTCTTGCAGCTTCTTCTGAAGATACTTGTTGCATAGGGTCATAGCCACCAACTTCAGTTAATCCTCTGCCTATTCTTTGACCTAAACCTTGAAATAAATTTGTTATTGCCATATTAATATCCTACAAAAGTTGGTATGACAGAATCTGCTTGTTGTTGTGATGGTGAAAACAAATTACTAAATATTGGTTGAGCTGTTTCAAAAAGACCCAAACCAGCTTGGAACTTCTCTAAACCACTTGGTTGATAGCCACCAGTTTGTGTTATTGTTGGTTGAACGCCACTTACGCCAGTTGCTAATAAACCAAGCTGTTGACCAGGATAAGCTAATGCTCTTTCAAACTCTCCTCTTTGTTGGCCAATAGCTGCTTGTTGCAACCCTTGTTGTTGCGAACCAATGCCTGATAGTAATCCTAAAGTCCTCATTTGCTGTCCTTGTAAACCACCTAACAATCCTGCTTTTTCCGCACGACCACGTAACTCTAATTCTGGTGCAAGCAATGCCATTTGTTGTTGTCTTGCAACATCTCTTTCCGCAGCCGTTTGTGCTTGCTCAAAACCTCTTTGTCTTAAATCAGCAGAGGTTCTAGCCATAACGTCCGCATACGGTCTTTGTGATTCTGCTTCTAATATTGCAGATCGTGAACCACCAAAAGCACCTGCTCTGATTGCTCTTTCCTGCGCACCGCCACGCGCTATATCAGCTTGTCGCTGTATATCTCTCATGGTTGCATCTATAACTTGTTGTTGATACGGTGATTGGTATGCGCTTATATCTTGACTAAGCAAAGAAGCAGCTGGTGCATACGTTGGTATTTGTTTTTGCGCTAAACTTTGTAAAGCTTTTGTTGGATCAGTACCCATTCCAGTTTCAAATAAACTTCTGACAGCTTGAAATTGTCTTAGTTGATCTGGATTAAAACCAGCAACCATTGGACCTGTATATGGTATAAACGGTTGTTGTGCAATCTGTTGCGACCTTCTATAAAGGTCTTGTTGCATAGCTTGTGTTTGTGGGTCTACTTGTTCCGTAGTTGTTGTTTGTCCAGCAGCCGAACCTCCGCCACCAGTTAAACTTTTAACTGCGCCTACAGCAGCTGCTGTTTGTCCTATTCCTGTTATGACTGGTAATGCTTGTGGCATATTATCTCCTATAAATCCTTGCTTAATAACACTTCTTGTTTAATGCCTAAGTGTTTTGCTTTTCTAATCCATCCTTTTCTGCCGCCACCGTACAATCGTTTAACGCCAGATTCTCTTGCAAATGTTTCTATATGTTTAAACATTTCTTCAAATTCTTTAAAGTTTCCTGCAAAAACCAATATATTCATTGATAGCATCTGCGGAAAAGGTATTATCTCTGTGACCATAGCTGACTTTTTACCTGGCCATAAAAGAGCTATACCATTTCTTATTTTATCTTCTATGTCATCAATTGTATAGGTATCTTGGTATTTCATAGCTTTTTCAAGCCATGGTTTGCACCTTTCCCATTCAATTTCCCAAGGATCTTTTTTCGCTTGGTTTATATTAACTACCTTATTAGTCGCCTTTTGCATATTCTACGATGCTCGCATAAACAGTTAAATTACCAGCACGATCTGCTTGTATTTTTACAACATCGCCTTGGTGTAATACTAAACTTCTACTTAATAATTCTTCAGTATTGTAAGCGGTAATAGTAAATTCTTTAAATAAGGTATAAGTAGTAGCATCATGCGTTACAGTAACTGTTATATTGGTTTGTTGATTATCATGGTCACAAACCAAAATAGATTCAATGATTGCAAAAGTAAAATCATCACCACTTGGGGATGTATATAATGTTGTTAAATCTGTAGTGGTAAGTATTTCATGCGCTGTTTCAGCTCTTTGTATATACTGTCTTTGTGAGGATAAATCCATTATCTTTTACCTCTAGTTCTTACATTTAATCTTATATTACCAACTTGAAAGTCTTGGTTTGTGCTACCTGTTACAGTCATTTGTACTTGTCTTGCTGTAAATCTAGCATCGGTATATCCATCATTTTCAAAGGTAAAACTACCAAAGTCTGTTTCGCTACCTAGTGGGGTAAACTTACCTTTAAAACTTATGGTTACACCTGGTAATGTGTTTGCTTCTTCATCTGGGATAATCTGATTACATTGCACATAGTTATCACCGTTACCTAATTCTATTGGACCGCTTGTACAAAAGGGTGCATCACTATTTAAGTTTGGTGAATTAGATAAAGTTGTTGATTCATGTTCGTATATAAAACCACTTGAATCACCAGCAATAGGATAATCAAACGCACCTTGGTCAATCCAACAACCCCTATCTAAAGAACCTATAGACCAAGTGTTTTCTAAGTAATTCCAAATTACATATTTGTTTGGTGTGTATTGTCCATCACCTACAGGAAAACCCCACCATATTTCGTTGAAGTTAGAGTTGTGTCCACCCCAGCACGCTTGCCTGCCTTGTAGGTTTAGATTGTCATACACATAATCATGCACATCGCATTTGATTTCTCTTACAACACCATCGTAAACAAAGAATGAGTTTTCACCCATCCACGCAAGAAAGTTTCCTGTTTGCACGACTGATCTTCTACTTACAGCTTTACAGTTTGCGCCTGCTGCTGCGATACCATAAACAAAAGGTGAGCCTACATAGCTCATTCTATCTATACCAGTATCACTAAAGACTATGACATCGTTTTGGTATTTAACACCTAATAATGCACGACCACCTGTTGGTATTTGTACATCACCTGCTGTATTAGTAGCTTTAGATGTCCAGGTATTTCTATCTTCTCTATCACTCCAAGATACCTTTCTAGGGTCACCACCAGAACCGATAGCAACTAAATGCCTTTCATTAGTTACTAGGACAGCCTGACAGCCTGTAGGAGCGTTTGTTACGACTGTGGCAATGGTATCAGCTGTACCGCCTGAATTGGGTTGCCATTTGTAGATTTTACCGTCACCAGAAAAACAAAAGACTAAATCTTCACCCCAGTTGTCAAAGGAGAAATGACCTGAAGCAAGAGGTAGTCCAGATTGGCTTCTAGCATCGCCATAATCTTCTACATCATAGTGGTATGCACCATAACCAAGAGGATCATTGTCAGCGTCACTTACAAAGCCTGTTGGTGTTATATCAGTCCAAGTATTGTCGTATAAGACATATACTTTTTGTCTTGTACCTACAGCTAGTATGGATTCACCAAGATTATCTTTATAGGCATACATACCTATAGGTTCACCAGTTAGTGCTGTGTTTCTTAGTTTAGTCCAACCACCAATAGGTTTTAGAAATCCGTTTTCAAAACGCACAAGATTGCCGTCAACCCAACGACCTTTGTTAGCATAGTCAGTTCCGTTTTTGACTATGCCAGCTGGCGGAGTTACAGGCAATAGTGCCATTGTTTAACCTATGGTTTTAGTAACAGATGTAGGATTGATTTGACTGTCAATGTTGCTGTCTAATCCATCTTTAAGACTTTGTACTTCATCTTCACCCATACCAGTTGTAACCCAACCAGTTACTATGTCATTGGTAAGATCTGCAAAAGGTATAAAGTTAGATATATCATCTGCATTAACGCTGTGAGTACCATAAACAGAAGCTGAATAGTTATTACCTTCAGCGTCTTGTTGATCGCTCTCTGCGTTTAATCGCCAATGTACCACATAAACGACATCAGAATGCCCATCGTGTGTTGGATAAACGTCTACTGTTTTACAGTCCCATGTGTAAGTGTTACTCATTATTATTCTCCTTTTAGTAAGTTAATTTCAGATTGTAAGGCTTCAATCTGTGCTTGTTGTTCTTGTATAGCTTTGGTTAAAAGAGGTACAAGTTTGCTGTGGTCTATGCCTTGATATTCAGGATTACCCTCATCATCAACTGCATCCTTTTCACCTGTAATAGCTTCAGGAACTATGTCTTGTACTTCGTGAGCTAAGAAACCATCAACTGTTGTATCTGCATCTTCTATAAAATTAAATCTAGCTGGTTTTAATTGTGCAACTCTATCAAGAGCATTAAAGTCATAGTCTACATTTTCTTTTAATCTATAGTCTGAAGATGTGTTGTATGTTGTAGAAGTTGTACTTACACTTATTGAACCACTTGTACCACTATTTTCAAAAAGAATAGCAGTAAATGTTTGTCCTGATGTGTTAGTGATTAATTGTGCTAAACCTGTACCATAAGCATTTTCCATTCTTAAAGATTGGTTACTTGAATCTCCAGCTATTTGTAAATAAGCACCACTTACACCTGAACTTTTACCCACCAACAAGCTGCCTGAAGAATTAATACGCATTCTTTCAGTATTGTTAGTATTAAAGCTAAAATGTGTATTTATTGCTGTACCAATATTTAGAGCATTACCACCATTATCATATTGGAAAACTCCACCAGTATTACCACTTTCATCAAATATTTTATAACCAGCTAATCTATTACTAGTTGTATTTTGAGCTACATAATAAACATCAGAACCATTACTATCTTTAGTTGTTACATGGAGACTTCCTGTTCCTGAAGCTGTACCAATTCCAACTTTGCCTGATGTATCTATACGCATTCTTTCTGTAAGTGAAGTTGAAAAAGCTACATATCCAGCTTCCCTATTTTCAATAGTAAAGTTGTTACCGTTTAACTGTAAAGATGTTCCGTCACCAGTAGCATCACCTGTTGTTGAGTTTCTCATGTCTAGTCTAGTAATTGTTGAACTAGAACCTAAACACATTCCTTCTCCATTTGAAGGCGTTGCATTACTCGTGCCAATTCCAACGTTGCCTGAAGTATCTATACGTACCTTCTCTGAATTTCCTGCATATAAAGCAAAATCTAAAGCAGATATACTTCCTATATAAGGGATTCCACTTCGTATACCAGCTCTCATCTGACCATAATCATTTTGAGCAAGTATTGTTTGGTTTTCACCAGTACCTGAATAATTTGCTAAAGATACGTTACCTGCAACGTCAAGCTTATTTGAGGGACTACTCGTTGAAATTCCAACATTGCCTGAAGAATCAATACGGACTCGTTCTGAGCCATTGGTTACAAATGTCATATTGCCTGATGACAATTTATTTTCAAAAGATGCATTACCAGCACCATCAATACCAATTGTTACTGTTGAAGCATTAGTGCTAGATTTAAAAGCTAGTGTTGAGAATACTTGGGTTGATTCTAATAATGCTACGTCTGCACTTGCTGTATTGTAAACATGAAGTTTATTTGAAGGACTAGTCAGTCCAATTCCAACATTTTCACTACTATCAATAGTTATAGCTGTAGAAGTAGCATTATCATCAATACCTGTTGAAGTAAAACCTGTAAGCGTTCCAACACTTGTAATATTAGGTTGAGCTGCTGTAGCTAATGTGCCTGTGATAGAGGTATTAGCTGTAAGGGTTGTAAATGTTCCTGCTGCTGGGGTTGTACCACCAATGACAGAGCTATCTATTACTGCTCCGTCTAGGTTCATAGCTACTGAAGTACCAGTAGAACTAAATACCGCATCTAAATCATCAAGATCATTATTTAGTTTTGTACCCCAAGTATCAGTAGATGCGCCTACTTCTGGTTTGGTTAAGTTTAAATTAGTTGTAAATGTATCTGCCATAAAAAAATTCCTCTAAGCTGCGTCTTGTTCGCCTAAGTTTGTCCATGATGTACTTGGATTAGTTTGTTCTGTCCAAGTTTCGTCTGCTACTATTTGATCGGTCCAAGTCTCACCAGGAACAATAATATCTTCCCATTTTAGACCACCAACTGCATTAAATCCACTTGTTTGTGCAATTACAGATGCGCCTGTTAATACAAGCCCACCTAACGCATTAAATCCGCTGGTTTGTTCAAACACTCCTTCACCAACTACAGTAAACCTGCCTGTAGCTGTCATGCTTGATACAGATGATATTACAGATGCACTGCGGTCTATCTGTCTACCTGTTGCTGTCATATCAGAACTTGCTGATATAGTTGCAGATCCTAAGTCTATTTGTGTGCCTACTGCTGAAGCGCTAGATGTTGCTGATATGGTTGCAACACCATCAAGTATAATTCCACCGATTGCTGTAAATCCAGATGTACCAGCAATGGTAGATGCGCCTGTTATTACAAATCTACCTGTTGCTGTAGTGTCTGAAACTGCTGCTATAGTTGATGCACCAGTAATAACAAATCTACCATCCGCTGTTGCAGACGATGTTTGTGCTATTGTGGATGCGCCAAAATGATATACAGGAGTTCCGTAATTGGACTTTCCGTATGTATATTCACCATAGCCTACTGAGGCCATGATATTAAGCTAATGTTATATCTAAATCGCCAGCGTCAAATCTGAATACATCACCAGAGCTTACAGTTTTAGATGTTGTTAAGTTTGCGTAAGCTAATAAATTTCCGCCTGATGAAGCATCTAAAATACCAACTGCAACTACAGTTCCATAATCTGCTGTAGCTGTTGGATATTCAATCGCAGCTGAGTTTGTTGCTGTGGTAGGATCAGTACCAGATACGGTAAATGTAGCAGTTTGTCTTGCATAAGCACCGCCTGATACTTCTGTACCACCACCTGTATCTGTAGGTGCTACAGTATATAAAGCAACATATAATGTTGATGGTGCTGTATAAGCATTACCACCAAATACATGGTCTAATACTTTATCTTCTAAATAATCACTAAATCCAGCCATTTTATCTCCTAATTATTATTCCAATAATAAATCTTTTTACCAGATTTGCCATAAGTTCTTCTTCTTTGCATTAGAGAGCCTTTGCCAAATTCTGCTTTCTCTTGTTCCATTCTCATCTCTTCTAATGCTTTTTCAAATTGTGCTGTGAATAACGGCACTCTTTCATCTTCCATTAGATAGATAGAAGCGTGTTTTAAAGCACCATATAAGTAAGCATCTGGATATCCTGTGGATATAAAGTTCGTTGTATTAGAACTGCTTAAAGCATCAATAGTGCCATAGTATGTTAATTGTAGCGTATAACTTGCATCAGGGGTAGGTGCTAATTCTAAAGTATTATCTACAAGTGCATAATATATTGGTTGACCAGTTACATTATTATTAGATTTTCTATAGACATCTAATGATTCTATAGACTGTTGAAATAATGGTCTAAAGTCATTTGAGGTAATTTCTACATTAATAGCTTCTAACCAGTCTGTTGGTAATGACATATATTGTGCATCTGCTGTAGCAGTAGCACGTTTAATCATATCCTTAGTTCTTAATCTTCTATTAAATTCACCTTCTGTTGCATCAATAAAAAAGTCTAACTGGTCTGTTAAATCTGATCTATTTAAAAAATTTGCAATATTAGTTTTTAATTCATCGTATGTCATACTTTACCTTTCCATGTTCTGAAGGGTTTGTTATCTGAATGGTTTAACCATTTCTTCCATTGTGCAGAGTCTTGCGACCATCCTTCTCTTAAAGCTTTTTGATATATTACCATGGGAACTTCTGCAACATGACGAAAATCTTTACCTGGTGTATGTTCAGATAAACGCTTCACATAGTCTAATGTTGGTTGTATATCTTGTTTTGTTTGATAAACAACCCTGTCATCTTCTGTAGCAAATACAGATTTTATACCTTGCCTATGATCTATTAATGTTGTTTTTGCCATGTATGAATTTTAGCACAAAAAAAAGGGAAGCCGAAACTTCCCTTAAAGCTTATTGATTAAACTTATCTTATGATACGTTTAAGTCAGCAACGACACCGTGAGCAGCTTCGTTAGATACTTCTAATCCATACTCACATACAATCATTTTTGTTTCAGCATCGCCTATTGTAGCAATATCAACAGTTTGGAAGTCTCTTAGGTAAGATACTTTCGCAAACTCTGGATCTACTAACAATAAAGTTCTTTCTCTACTTCTGTTTGATGGAACGATTTTTAGTTCACCAAAGTCAGATGAATAGATAGATACTGAAGCTTCGACTGTATTAGCGTCAACAAACTGTCTAGCTTGTGTTCTTCCTGTGAAACCAGAAATAACTTGTTTGTTGTGTGGACCACAAATAGCCATGTTTGGCTCTGCACCACTAGCAAACATTTGCTGTAATACGTCTTTTAAAAGATCTTCTGTAAGGTCTCTTTGTGTACCGTCTGTTGGAGCAGCACCACCACCAGTAGAAGCACCTGTAGCACCTCTTGATTCGTTGGTTGTAATCCAAGATTCAAAACCACCAGTTACCCTAGCTGTTGAAGCGTCACCAGTTGTTTTGTCTCCATTTTTACATAGAGCTTCTTCCATGTCTCTTTTAAGAGCTTTAGCCATAATAGCTAGTTGGTGAGCCATTTCTGATCTCTTACCAGCTGGGTCTGAAGCGTCTTGTGAGCCTGTTACAGTAGCATCTCTGCTTGAAATCATAGCAACATTACTTACTCTTGATGTAGCAGTAGCTGTTGATCTTGAAAGCTCAAAACCCTCTAACTGTCCACTAGCACTTGGAGTTGGTAATACTTCTGTTTGCCAATCAAACACTACGTTTTTAATATTTCTTTTGCCTATTGATGACATAAAAGGTGTTTGCATAGGAGAGATGTTGTAAATAATATTACTTAAATCTTCTCTGTCAGCTGTAGCCGAATATGTGTCAAAAGCGTTAGTTACTTTAGCCATTTTTATATTCCTTTAAAATTAAATTAATTGTTCAAATACTTTAGCCGCATCTGAGGTTTTCCCAGTTTTGGCCAACCTTTGTTTTGCTTTCTTCACAGGTGTTGTCGTTTTTGGTCGGTTAGTCGTACCAGGTCTCGCAACTCTTGCTGGTGCTTTTTGTGTTGGTTTTTTCTTTGTGGCTTCAACTGTTCGAGAGTTTAACCAAGCATTTCTTAAACCAAGCAAAGCACGATAATCATAAACCTGTTGTATCTCTTCAGGAGTATATTCCAACTCCTTCATTGCATACTCGCTAATAGCAGCTTTTTCTTTGGCAGCAACCTCTGGGTTTTGCCATTCTGGGATTATTTCAAGAAGTCTTTGATTGCCGTATTCAACTGCTTTTGCAATTTGTTCTTGCTGTTTAGCAAAGGCTTCTTGTTGAAGTCTTTGTTGTTCAGCACTTACAGCACTAAGCTTTTCTTTCTTTTCATCCCAAAGCTGTTTTTCGCGAACATAACCAACAGGATCATCTTCATACAAAGCGTTCCAATCTGGTTCGTTAGCCAATTCGCCCTTTAATTGGGCTTCCATCTTCGGTAACAACTGCGAATAAATCGCATCTCTTTGCGCTAACTCTGCTTGCTGCTGCTCAATAGTCTTACGCTGTTGAGAGAGTTCTTGTGTCTTGCGCGTATAATCTTGCTGACGAGAATATCCGTTGATAAGTTCATCTTGCGTCACCTCAACTTCTTGACCATCTACTTTTACTGTAAATGTCTGAGGTTGCAAGGCTTCCTCTTCAACATTGGTTTGTTCTTCATCCAGTTCTTCATCCTCTTCATCAAAACCCTCTTCATCTTCTACCTCTTCTTCAAAAGTTTCAGGTGCTTCGAGTTCTTCTTCAAGGACATCTTCTTCAACTACTTCTTCTGTTTCTGTGACTGCATCCTCAACCTTTTCCTCTTCAGGGGTTAAGAAACTTTCAAACATAGAAGCAGCAACTTCCTTATCAGTTTGTAAAGCAGTCGGTTTTCCGTTATTGCTCATATAAATACTCCTTAATTGTATTTAAGGGTATTTTAGCTTAATAATGTGTGAAAAGGGAAGGTTTAGCCGATTTTTCTAATTTTGTTTATATTAGCTTTTGTTAACTTACCTTTTTCTGCAATGATACGCAGATGTCTTTCAACCTCTGGTAATAGTAATAATGATCTGTGGATATCTTCTCTAGCAGTAACATCTGAGATATCTCTTGAATTTAACCAATGTGTTATATATTCGTTTTTAAGATTTTCTAATGCTTCTTTAAAAACTTCTGATGTTAATATTTGTTCAGCTTGTGCAGCTTTAACTACTTCTTCGTGTGATACTGACATTATGCAAATAATCCCATTGGTCTAGGTTGTTTTATTGAAAATCTACCGCCTGTTGGCCTATCCATAATTTTTGGGGTATCTACAATTAAAGGCCTATCCATAATTGATGGAGGTTTTATAAAAGGTATAAAAGGTATATCTATTGGTGGCACTTCTGCTGGTGGTATATTCATTGGCGGTAATGGAGGCATGATACCTGGTCCATAACCACGGTCTACTATTCTTTCATCAATTATTGGTCTGTCATCAATAAATATCTGATCGTTTATTTTTGGTGGTATATCTATTATATCCATTGGAGGTATATCCCTTATATCCATTGGAGGTAAGGGTGGTAGTACACCTGGACCATATCCAAAGTCTTGTGGTGGGATTGGTTCTCTATCTATAGAGAAATCTCTACCTGTTGGAACTCCTGTAATTAAAGAATCAACATCCATTAAATCTCTGTTCTCTAAACCAGATATCATAGGTCTTTCCAAAACATCTCTATCTATAGAGAAATCTCTACCTGTAGGCACTTTGTTTTGAAAAAGTCCTCTTCCCTCATCATAAACCCTTCTAAGACTTTCACCAGTTAAATCTACCCCACCAGTTCCTGTAATTCCAGCCTCTTTTGCTTTTTGAGACATATATTGCAGATTTTTATTAATTTTCTCCAAATCAATATCAAATTCTCTTGTTGGAGGTAAAATTGGTGGAGGTGTAAGTCTTTCTACATCTCTAGGTATGTTTAATTGTTCTTGTGTATAACCACCTGGTTGTTCTGGAGAATAACTTACGCCTGGCGCAATGACTTGAGACATTGGTATGCCGCCTGCTATAGAACGCGCATAGTCAAAACCAGAACGATATGTAGGATCTGAAACTGGTATTGTATAACTACCAAAATCATCTGGACCTAATTGTGGTCCTTGTTGTTGTTGTTGTTGAACTAAGTTAGCTAAATTTTGTAAATAACCAGCATTAGGAATTCCTGTAAAATTCATACCCATTCCAGCAACTGGATTTTCTAAGGCTTGTGAACCTACTATATCTAATAAATCTTCTAGTTTTTGTGCCATATTATTGTGTAATTAGTTTGTCTATTTTAGCGTCTAGCTTATCTATACGCTCAATCACTCTATCCATATTCATTATCAATTCTTCTTTGGTAACGAATCGAATAGCAACTTCTTCTCTGGTCTTATTGAGTAGTATATCAACTCTTTTGATTTCTGTCGCGTTGGAGCGTACATTATAAATGATAGGACCAAATACCAAGGTCATTATAATATTCCACAATAAAATAGAAGTTATTTCCATTTAGTAGCTCCACACATGAGGGCGTGGCCTACCTTGTGAGTCTTTTGATATGTCCAAGTGTATAAATCTTGCATTGCCTTTTTGGTTAATTCCTATGCCTGTAAATCCATAATCAGTTGCTTTTGATATTACTTCTAGTGCTTGCTCGCCTCTGAGTAATATGTCAGCAGCTATTCCTAATGCGTGCGTGCCTGGTTCAGATTTGACTTTTTCTATCGGATGATCTGCACATCTATATCCACTTGTTATTTTAAATGGAAAGCCTACATCGCTTCTTAGTAATTGTAACTTATCTATTAGTTCGTGTTCAATCTTATTTTCACCACAATGCTTGCAAGCGAACTCTTCTAAACTAAAATTTTCCCAACTCATGTCTTTAATGACCTATATATAAAAAATGCTGATAGTAAACCAGCACCAACTCCTGTTGCTAGAGCTTCAGTCCAAAATGCTCCAAAGTGAGTTGGATGTACTAATAAATCTGCTACAAACGTGCAGACACCTAAAATAATTGCTGGTGAATATTTATGTTGCATAAAGTTTTGATACCAAGATTTCTTGGTTAGTGAGGCTAAAGTAGCTGCAATAATACCAGTTACATTAGCTTTCCAAAAATGGGTAAGGGTTAATGCTGATAAATCACCTTCAACCATCATAGGGTAACAAACAGCAAATGCTTTTGCCCAGTTTTGATAGAACTCAGTATTTTTAATTTTATTTATTATTTGCATTTTGTTTCTTATATGCCTTTAGTTCTGTTCTTAAAATAATAACTTCTTTTTCTAATTTTATCACCTGTTCTTCTAATGTTCTTATGTCAGGAAATATATATTTGTTTTGGTTGGCTCTAAGATTTTGTGTTTCCCTAAGATTAAAAGATATTCTTTCGCTTGTATGTGCATAACCCCATACAGCTACAGATATAACGCCTATTATTTGTAATAGATAGCTAAGAGATATACTTAAAGTTGATTTATCATCAACCTTGGCTATTCGGCTCATTATTTACCTACGCCTTTTATTCGTTCAAAAGATCTCATACCTCCAAGACCAAGCATACCCATTAATACAGGTAACATAGTTGAAGTATCTGCTTGTGGTACATCAATACCAAAAGGTGCTAATAAAGGACTAATTAAAAAGTTTACTGCAAAACCTGCAACACATACCCATGCTGTTGCTGGTCTCCATGATGATTGAAACCAACTACCCTTGGCCTCTTCTTTGTTTACTTCTATTTGTGCTTTAGCAATCTCATGGATGTGCTTTTGCGACATAGTTGCAAGTTCATGCGCTATTTGTTGTTTTGTATCTGCGTCTGGTATGAACTTATCAAGAATCTTCGTTACTGGTTGTATTAGCTTGTCTATCATTGTGTAACCTTATAAAGTATTCAGCATCGACTAATGCGAGAGGCTTTGTTCTATTTCTCTTTATTATAACCAAAGGTTCGTAAGCTTTACAGTTTTCTTGCGATTGTTCGTATGCTTTCCATACATTAACTGATTCTTGGTTTTTGCACTCTACTGAGTAAGGGAATTGTTTTCTTGATTGGACCCCCATAATAATATCTTCACCATTAGAACCCATGGGTCTTGATTCTAAATCTTCAGGATCAAAGCCAAGTAATTCAACGAGCTTATCTACAACCCATTGTTGTAAAGCTCTGCCTTTAGCTTTGGCAGATTGTGGTTTCATTTATGGTTTTTAATTACAGGAAAGTCTGCTGTAAGTGAAGCACCTTTATGTTTTACAAACTTACCAGAATGTTTCATAAGTTTATAAGTCTTACCATCTTTCATAAAGTGATAACCTTTAGGTGCTTTTACTTTCATTTTCTTTTCTTTTTCTTTTGTAATTTTTTAAAATCAGCAGCAGTAATTTTATTTCTTGGTTTTGCTACTTTAGCTAATTTCTTTTGTTTTGGTGAGTATTTACTAAAAGGCATATTATTTTCCTTTTTTCTTAGGTTTTGTTTTTTTCTTTTTAGGTTTCATTGGTTTACCGTATCCGTATCCTGGCATAATTATTCTCCTTTTTGTGCTTTTAAAAACATTTTATTAGCTTTTCTCTCAAAAGACCATTCTAAAAAGTTAGTTAGTAAATCTTTTAATAACCTCATTTCTTTTTAAGAATAGTTTTTACATTAGTAGGTTTACCACCTACACCTTGTTTCTTTGCTCTTTTTCTTGTGACTGCACTTTTCTTTTGAGCAGCAGTCATTGATGCGGCTTTGGAAGCTGGCACGCATTTAGGATATTTTCTTTTAGATCCTTTGGCAGATTTTCTACCGCATTTTTGATATTTACCTTTTTTCTTAGGCGCACCAATATCAACCCAGTTTTCATCAAACCATTTAGTTAAGCCATCTGTATCTCTAGGCATTTTTATATTTGCCGCCTTTCTTTTTGTATTCTCTAACTAACCATGCGTTAGCATAAGCACTAGGGTATACATCAAACTTTCTTTTAGCAGCAGCTTTCACGCTTGCGTATAGGGCTGGGTTTGTAGGAACTGGTCCTTTCTTTTTTTTAGTTTTGCCTACCATTTTTTACAACTCCAATATCTTGCTGATAATTTATCAGGTGGACTTGTATCACATTTATGTCTAGCACGAAAAGACTTTCTTCTAGCTGGTTGGTCTTTTTTGATTGTCATTTTAGGATCACCAAATCTAACAAGTCTTACTTTATCTCCTTTCTTGGCTAGTACGGCAAACTTTTTAGATTTGCCTGGTGTTCGTTTTGGTTTGTTATAACCGCTAAATCTTTCGCCTCTATATGTAATACTCATTATTTTTTCTTCCTTGGTCTACCTCTTTTTTTAACAACTGGTGCTGGTGTCATAAGATTATCAAACCAGTTTAAAAACTTATGTATCGTTTCTTTTAACCATACCCAAAACTTTCTTATGTATTTCATTAGTGTAACTCCTTCTCTTCAATAAATATAATTTCTGAATCTGAATTAACTTCACCACCAGACATAAGCGACATAATTCTTAGTGCATCATCTTTGGTTTTAGCCTTTATTTCTTTACCAACGTAAACCATGTCACCTTCTAATACTTCTAAATTATATATTTTGTGTTGGTGGTACATTGCCTGTAAATAATCCTTGAGCTTGATCTTTTGCATTTTGTCTAATATTTTCTCTATCTCGCTCCATAATAGCATTTATTTCTGCAATGTTTATTTGCGCACCATATTTAGCTTGTAACTCTAAAGCTTTAACTCTAAGTTGTGCTTCTTCGATATCTCTTTGTCTATCATCATCCATGATGATTTTCATTCTATCGGTTTCTGCATCAATGATAGCTTTCTGTGCTTGTACCTGTGCTTTCTGAGCTTCAGCCTGTGCTAGTAAAGCAGCTGGGTCTGGCTGTGGTGGCTGTTGCGGTTGTGGTGGCATTGGCGGTACTTCTGTATTTATAAACGATTGTGCGTCTTGGAAACCAGCTAACTCAATCATTCTTGTCAAAGTATTAGCATATTGTTGCATTGATACCAATGGATTCTGTGGTCCTAGTGTTTGCATGATTTGTTCTTGTTTTGCGGCTAATCCTGTTAAGACTTGATATTTTTCTTGGTCGGATGACTTAGATATAGCTACATTTACCACCATATCTTTATCTGAATCCCAGTATCTTGGATCTACAGGTATGAATTTACCGTTTAATCTAAAGACATCTTGTGCATTTTGGTGTTTGATTACCAAGTTATTTACTGTTTTAAACATGGCTTTTAGACCACCTTCAGCAAAATGTCTGCATATAAGTTCTACTCTGCCTTGCGCACCACTCATAGTAGCAGTTACAGCTGCGGAAGTTGTAGATTGTAATGCTTCTGCATTTAATCCTGCACTTGCTTTAGATACGCCTGTTCTGTTTTCTTTAGATTCGTCTAAATATCCTAAAACTGGGAAAGCTTCTTTACCAACAAAAGGTACTGCAAATGGTTGTACCATGCCTGGCGCTCTCATTCTTATTGGTTGACCGATATCTGTATTTAATACGTCATCTACGTTTACTTGACCTTCAACAATACCCATTCTTGGGAAGATTGAATGACCTAGTGAATCTAGGGTATCACGCATAATTTGTGATTTAGCAGCCTGAATTGGTTTTAGATAATCAGCTGGACATGAACCAATTGCTGTGTGTGGTTCTGGGTCTGGACAGAACATACATATTGGTAATTCATCCCAAGGTTCTACGTTTAAAACATGAAGTCCATCACCAGCAGTACATACTCTGATTCGTTCATCAATACCATCACCGTCAAAGTCGTAGTATAAATAATGTTCTACATAGTAAACATCTTTACCACCAGCATCATTTCTGTCTGGGTATACCATGTTATCAAATGGGTTTCTTGCCTGTTCTTCTTCGTAGCTTTCTGGGTCTAACGCACTACCACCGTAACCTGCATACTGCTCTATCTCTTCAGGGTCGTAACCCATAGCGATTAATTCAGAAACAGATTTAATCATTCTGTGGGCAACATAAGAAGCAGTTTCTATATCGCGTGCGTGTCTTGATATAAGTATTTCTTCTGGTGGTACAGACTCAATACATACTTGGTCTTTTGGTTTTAATCGTCTAATAGTAAGGTCATAGCTTACTGGTATTTCTTGGGTAACTTCTTCGCCGCTGATTGGGTCGAAAGTAGTAATAGTTTCTTGCGTGGCTGACTCTTCTATGATTTCTACATTTTTATCAAGGATTAATGCTTGGTAGGATTGTGGGTCTATGTTCGTGTATTCGTGCGTGGTTGCTGTAACTGAATCATCCCAAAAGACTTTTACAAAACCAGTCTTTCTAACTAACGCATCTTTGAATACGTCGTATAAAACTTGGAAGCCTGGATTTTTTTCTCTGATTAAATAATTAATGTAATCGGTTTGTTGTTCTGCAAGTTGGATGTCCTCTGGTCCTTTTGGTACAAACTCTACAATCTTCTTAGTACCAAAAAATGTTCGCATGATTGAGGGAAGCATAAACAAGACGCTTTCTCTTACATCAGTAGAAACATATTCTGACTGAAGCGTGCTTGTGCCTTCTGGTTCAGTACCAAGATAATATTCGGTTGATTCTGCTCTTTCTGATCCGACTTGATGAATGAAATCTTTTGCATCATCCATTTCTGATTTAATAACACCGACAAGGTTATCCATGCTTATTGCTTCTTGCACTTCTACCTTGACTGTTTCTTCTTTGATTTTTTTTGCCATAAATTTATCCAACTCTAATTATTCTTGATTTAAGTGGTTGTCTAAAATTATAGCCGAATTGACTTCCACTTCCACTAAAACTTGCAGCACTACTTGCCATTGTCAATGCAAGTGCATCTGCTTTATCTGGT